TCCCATGCTTCTTTTGCCCAAGACGAAGGCGTATTCTTGTCTGTCACTTTATCAGCTCCTTTCAGCTTATCCAACTCACTTTTAACAATACCCAAAAACCTCTGCCACCCCATATCAAGAGTCCTATGCGGACAGTACTTGCCGCTAAAATCCTGATGTTTCTTAACCCTATCTATTCCCCAACCTTTTTCTTTTAGCTTGTATGCAATAAATTTAGCAGCTAACTTCTCTGCTTCTTCAAAACGTTTGCCGCCAGATTTTGAGTAGCAAATCTCAATACTCAGGCCCTTTCTATTCCCAGGACCATTGCTCCCATCACCTGCATGCCAGGCGTTGCGGTTTTCAGGTATACCCTGAACGATTTCTTTATCATCAACTGCATAATGGAAAGAAACCTGATTATTATTGCTTATCATGTATGCTACTTCATTCCTGGCGCTGGCATCGTTAGCGGTATTGTGTACTACGATAAACTCTGCAATCATGGAATAAGGGCACTTGATGTTGTATTTGCTGGCAGGCACTAGATTTTGTATGACTTTCATCGTATCAGCCACCCTATTACACCAGTCAGTACCGATATAAGCATTGTCGCCCACAGCGGCAGCCGGTTCGCTAGCTGTTGTTTGATTTCTTTTACATCTTCTTTCAATTCATTGACGTCACCGAATAGTGTTTTGATTTGTTCTTGAAGTCTAGCAATTTCCTGCTCTGACATATTCCACCTCCATAGAACTGCCCAGGCACCATTCTGGCACCTGGACATAATAAAAACACTCTTTCGGGTGTTTAATCCGTCGCTTAAATACTCTATTGTGAAGCTAACATATTAGTTAGTTCCTCATACTCACTTTGATTTAATCTGTTATTCATAAAAAACACATCTATTTTTAATTGCATATCTTCTTTACTTTGATATGTTTTGTTTTCAATTACCTTCTTGCATAATACATAAGTTGTCATTATATCACACTCCTAACTCTATACAAGATATTCTAAAATCTAAATCAAGTAAATAATTATCATGTATAATACCTTGTTCAGTCATCAATTCAATATATTCATCTTTTTCATATTGAATCATGTCATATTCATAGCCAATGAATTCATTTTCTTCACCAACATTTTCATTGACTTCAGTGATGTTTTTATGAATCCATACACTGAATTCATCAATAACCATGGGTTTTGGGCTTACTGTGCTTCTTACCCTTCCATAATCCTTCATTTTAATCCACCTTTCTTTTAACATATTTTTCAAAATATTCATCAGCAAGACGAATTATTCACATTCCAATAGAAACTGCCTGCATTAGAACCATTATTCCAATTACTGCCTAATTGAGAAACCTAAAGCAGGTAAAAAAAAATATTCTTTTTACTTGCCCATAATATTCCACAAATTGTCAATTAGCTTTGGGGTACATACAGCAGCCGCCCGCTGAGGCTACGACCACGAGTAGCCGACGAATTAGACACACCCCAATCGAAACCGCCCGCACTAGAACCATTATACCAATCACCGCCCAAGCGAGAAACCCGCCAGCCAGAAGAAGCATGGTCTTGGTAGAAATAATCACCAATAGGCAAACTTGAATCACCAAGGGTTTCTGTTGGTAAGAATAAAAAATCACATGTTTCTGACCAACCGATTGCTGAAACATAACCGTTTCTTTTTGCTAATGTAAACCCAACATTTTTATAAGGTGAAGTCTTAATGTCATCAGTAAAACCATAATCAGTATACCAGGCATCATGAACGCCGCCACCAATTTCAATATTTAATCCGTCAATCCAATACCAAATATTGCCCCAGAAGTTTTCTTCACCACGATATGTGACAGAAACTAATCCATTTGTTCCAACAGCCATTCCTGAAGTATTTCCAAGATTGGTTGTTGCACCTGTGAGTTCACTCATATTGGTTGAACCATCATCAGTTTTACTTACAACACCCAAACCAATATTTGATTGCATATTAAAGGAAGCATATTCAATTATAAAAAGTAATTGAGTTACAGCAGCAGATAAAACATCAGAAATTTGCCACCCGGTTCCCCTATTATTAGCAAGCTTTCTTGCATTTGCCCTTGTAAGGTTTTGAGTTAATCCGCTTGCTGGTTTAGCATAAGCAATTGAAGAAAGCTTATCTGCATTAAAATCAGCAATTTGTTCATCAGCTAATAAATAGGTTCCTGCCGATTCATCATAAATACTGCCTTCATATGCTGATAAGTAAATTTTATCTTTTACTACACCATTTCTGATGAAAGCAGGATGAACCTTAAAGCCAACCTTTGGTGTATCAGAAACATAATATCTTGCTTTTCTTAAATGATAGCCAATACCATCAGTGATTGGTTCCAATTGTAAAGGAACAACCTTGTAATAGAATTTTGGTTGTTCAACCATTACTTGCACTGGTGTGCCAACTGGATAAGTTACAGCATTTTCTTCTTCACCAATTGTTATTGCTTGGGTTAACTTTCCTGTTTCTACATAACCAGGCTCACCATAATAAGCTAAAACAACACCATCATCTGTTAAAATACATCTTTTTCTTCCACCAAAGGCATTTATACTGTCAAAATCAGCACCAGGGGTTTTATTTATTGCCCCAGCAAGTCTTGTAAATTTACTATTTACAAAATCAGCTTCAACGCCATAGATGTCATCTTCCGTATAGCCAATATAACCTTTTAAGTCCGCATAATCTTCCTTATGCGCATCAAGCTCGGCCTGCACCGCCCCTGCTGCTGCCTCTGCCTTAGCCTGGGCGCCGGCGGGGGTTTCTTTTGTTGCAAGGGCATCATCATGTGCTTTGAGCGCTTGGTCGATTATGTCTGCATTATCATTAAAATCCTTGACATTATAAAAATCCTCTTCAGCTGGTTTCTTCAAGTTATAGTTTTGCGTATATTCAGCCATCAGCTAATCACCTCGTTTCTTAATTGGTAATGTGTGTACTGGCTTAACTGCTCATGCGTAAAATTCGCTAGAGTAAGGTGTTGGTTATATCTCAACTCAACCGTAATAACAATGTTTGCCGGCACCATCTGCCGGGTAATTCTGACCACTTCATCAAACATACGCTTCTTTGTCAACTCAATTTTAATATTTAGACTATACTCACCGGCATTCAGTTCCATTACATACCCGTCCGGCCCACAGAGGCTGTCAAGGCGCTCCAGCAGCACCCTGTACGTGTATGGCAGCTTATCATTCCATACGCCCTGCACTCGAAATCTTCTAGTTTCGAGAGTATCGTCAGCGAAAGGAACAACTTTCAGCATCTTTTCCCGCCTGGCGATACCCTTCTCTGTTGCTGTCTGAATGAACTGATCGTCTACGATATTTTGTATTTCCTGCTGAAGCCTTTTAAAAAAAAGCTCCTCGATTTCTGCTATCTTCTGAAATTCTTCTAGTTCCTGTATTATCGGTGGCCATAAATCTTTTATGCTCATGCAGGGACCACCTCACCCAGTACAGGGACCTCATATGGACCAAGTTCAATGTTCTGCTGCTGGCCATTAAGCTTGGTATTTTGAACGTCTACAATTCCGGTTATGGCCAATATTCGCACTTCAATCTGGCTAATACGGATTACTAATGTTTGCGAATCTGCCCACAGGCTGCGTAATTCTGCGAAATAATCATTTATAGCCGCCTCTACTGTCGGCTTCACGTCATCCCAAGTGTAACCGGTCTGTAAGGTTATCTCGGACTCAATATCTATAGTAACCTCCTCCACACCGACAACAGTTGCAATGTGCCCGATGGGTGCAATTCCATAGCCTTTTCCCTGGTTTTGCACTGGGTCAACGGCATCCTGAACCTCGTCAATAAGCATAGATGATGGTTTATTGTAGTCGCTGTCTATTATCGTCAACTTCACGGTTCCCCCGCCGTTCCATACCGGCTCCACTTTTACGCCACCTACTCCCGGAAGGGCGGTTACCTTTTGTTTGTAATCGGCAATATTGCCGCCATAAGCCTGGCTGACTAGGCTTTCAAA